ACCGCGGCGAATGCGCTCTACTATGCTGGACTTACTCCCAGCAACCAGGCGATCCTGTCGAAGTATCCGTCGACTTCCGGCCAGCCGATGACCAATCTTCAGGTCGCCGGGAACTATCAGGACAATTCGACCGATATCCTGATCCCGGACGGGGTTTTGACCCAGATCGTTGGCTCGATCACTGGCGCGGCGCCCGGAACGGCGATGGCGACCAATCCCATTCTGCCTTCGGGGATTACGTTGTCGGCCAGCGGCTCGATTATCTACACGATGGGTTCGGGCAACACTGGGGTCACGATCTCGGGGACGAATATCCTCGAATTCGATGCGATCTTGCGCGCCGCTTACGACCAGTACAAGCTCGGCTACGATCGGATCTTGGTGTCGTCGGTTGAGACCGCGGACATCTGGGGTGCGTTCCTGGCCCAAAGCGCCAACGCGTCGAGCTTCCGCATCTTGTTCGACGCCGACCAGGAAACCGGACGGATCGTTGCAGGTCGGAGAATCACCTCCTACCACAACAAATTCTTCGGCAACACGCTCGATGTCGAAGTGCATCCGTACGTTCCGCCCGGGACCGTGATCTTCTGGTCGGACAGGTCGCCCTACGAACTCTCGGGTGTGGCCAACTTGATCGAGGCGAAGGTTCGGCAGGACTACTATCAGATCCAGTGGCCTTGGTCGACTCGGCGGTATGAATACGGCGTGTACGTCGACGAGACGTTCCCGATCTACTTCACGCCGAGCTTTGCGCTGCTGACGAACAAGAACCCGAGCAGCGGCACGATGGTGTTCTAGACTGGTTTCGCGGCTGGTCTTTCTAGGTCCTACTTCTCTTTCTGTTAATCATGGCCAAGGAGATTTTCGATGTGGATGATGTTCCCAGAAGGTGTCACGGAAGTATCCGTTGAGCAGATGAACTTCGTTGCGGAGGTCCACGACGAAGAGAAGCACGGATATTTTCGGGCACCGGACCATCTGGTTCCGAGTCTGATCGACTTGACGAAATGTGTTGTTCGGGTTCCTCCGGTCGATCATCCGGATGATTTGCCGCCGACGGCTCTGACCACAGCAACGTCCGATCTCGCGATTGCGAACGAGAACTTGCGGAATGAAAATTCCGACCTGCGAGGAAGCATTGCGGAGCTGAACGTGAGGGTTTCTGACCTGATGCTTCAGCTTCATGAAGCCAAGACGGAGCTGAACAACTTCAAGTTCGAGCAGGAGCAGAAGGGAACGGAAACATCGGAAGCCTCTTCCGAAACTCCCATGATCGGTGTTGAGACTTCTTCCCGCAAGAAAGGCTAAGTTTCCATGACTCTGGCAAGCGGCGATTTGACAACTCTCTCAGCAGCGAGGCTTTGGGTTGACCCACTTCCGAGTGATGCTGTCTTAGCGCCGCTTATTACTCGGGCTTCGATGTCGATTCGGTCGATCTTGAACCGGACGAGCCTTTTACCCCGAGCTTATTCCGAACAGTTCGACGGAACCGGAACGGCGCAACTCGTTCTTCCAAATTATCCGGTTCTGGGCCTACCGACTTTGTCTGTCTCTGGCCAGTCTATTTCTCAGGCGGCTCAGGAGGGAGACGGACCTGGCTTCTGTTTTGGCTTTCGCTATCAACCTTGGAATGGAATACCTCCTGGAAATCCGGCGGTTTTGGAATTGGTCGGAACAAGGTATTGGGGCGGAAGGCAGAACGTAGTTGTCAATTACTCTGCCGGGTATCAAATCACTGATGAACCTGGAACGGTTGATGCGACAACGTATCAAATCACGCCTTTAATTCCTCAGGGAAATTGGGCGAGCGATCAGGGAGTCGTTTATGCCGATACCGGGGTGGCGTTGGTTCCAGTGGCGGACTCGCCGACTGTTGGCCAATATGTTCCACCGAACCCGGAAGGGTTGATGCCGATTTTGTATTATCAATTTTCTGTTGACGATGCGAGCCAGAATCTACTTCTTTCCTACGGATTTATCCCATACGACATCGAACAGGTTGCATTGGAAGTAATTGCAGACCGGGCAAGCTATCGGACTCGTGCCGGTGTCCGATCTAAGAGTCTTGCTGGACAGGAGACGATCGCCTATACCGACACCGCGCTGAATGACTATGTGAACAGAAGTCTCGGCGCGTATATTTCTGTTCTTCCTCCAGCAATAGGAGCGGCGGTGTAGTCATGGCCAATGACACTAGCCCGGAACCTGTTCAGCTTCCTGGGAATATAGGAAAACTCATTCTCGATCCTCTTGAGCATTCGATCGCGGCGGGGGCGAGAGAGGCGCTGAAGGTTGGAGTTCCAACCCACAACGTGGTCGAGATGTTTCTGAACCATCTCGCTTCTGTGGTCGCAATGATCGAGCCCGCTGGGGCAAGGGCAGCCACGGTCGAAGGACTCGTGAACAGCTTCGGAACTATGGTCCATAAACATGTTGAGGCCCAAAGAACCACAAAAAGCGGCCTTCTGGTTCCTCGGCCGGAACTAGCTCATGGCTGATTGCGGAGCGTGCAATCTCTGCTGCAAACTTCTCGCTGTCCCTGACATCGGCAAACCTGCTCGGATGTTGTGCTGGCACACGGGACTCCACGGCGGCTGTGCGGTTCATAGGGAAAAAGAAACCGACCCGAAGCTCACCGCCTGTCATCAATGGAAATGCGTTTGGCTCGCGTCTCAGGGACTTGAGGATGAAACCAAACGTGGCAGTCGGATGCTTCGGCCCGATATGTGCCATGTGGTTCTTGGGCCGTTTGATCGGGACGATCCGCATTTGCTTTATGTCCAGGTCGATCCAGCATACCCTGCGGCGTGGAAAAACTCCCACGTTCAGGCGTACCTCTCCGAAGTCATTTCCAAAGGCGCCAGGATTGAAGTCATCATTGATGAAGTGAGGTTTCGGTGGGATGGGGAAAGGTGTATGCCTGTTGAAGAGGCTTCCGAGTATGCCCAAGCCCATGCCGAGCGAGAGATCGCCTGATGCCCGGACTTCCAGTCGATCGGGCCGCCATAAAGAGCGCCTTGTTTACCCGACTCCAATCGGCTACTTTTTCGGTTCCGATCAATGGCTTTACGACTTGGGCACAAACTTCGCGCCGGCTGAAGCTGTTTAACAATATTGATCCGAGCAACCAGCCGGCGATGTTTCTGGTTCAGCATCATGAGACTTATGAACAGTATGGAACGGGACGTTTGACCCGTCGATTTCTGAACATGGGTGTTTGGTGCTATGCGCCGACCGGAGAGGAATCTATTGTTGGCGATGACCTTCTCGACTTGATGGAAACCGCCATTGAAACGGTTCTTCAACCTGACGATCCGTTTCGGAACGAGCTTACCTTGGGAGGTTTGTTGACTCCCAATAACGGTTGGTGTCGCATCGACCGTAGAGATGGCATGTTCATTAGAGATCCTGGAGACATTGACAACCAGGCGCTTTTGATCATGCCGATTAGGATTCTACTTCCATAAAGGAGAATGAGATGTCGGACGGAACAAACCCCGAGACTCGGATCATTCCAGACGATGGCACAACGCCGGGGCCGGGGCCAACGGATGTGACTCAGACAGAAACCACGACGGGATATGGCGAGGATGCGGCGCCGACAGAATCAGCCCCGGCGGCGCCGTCGGCACCTGACACGAATTCCGCCATCGAGGAGGCAATCAGAAAGTGGACCAGCGGCCACTTGTATAATTCTCCGTTGGCCCAGGCGACTGAAGCCTGGAACCACGTCATGGGCTCGCTCAATGCCCTGCGGACGTATCTGAAGGAGGAACTGGGCAAGGTTCAGTAACAGACACGGTTTCAATTTCGCAACCCCAACTTGGGAGACGACGATGGAGTTCGGATTTGGTTCAGGCATCTTGACGGGGTCGCGAAATGACATCGCGAATCAGACCCCGGTTCGATTCGGTGCCCTTCAGAATATCGACTTGGAATTTGCCGGCGATATTAAGGAACTGTTCGCGACGCAGCAGTTCCCGATCGACGTCGCGCGCGGCAAGACCAAGATCACGGGCAAGGCGAAGGTCGCCGAAATCAAGGGCTCGATGTATAACGAGATCTTTTTCGGTCAGACCCTCGCCACTGGGGCGCTGAAATACGCCTACAACGAGTCGGTCGCGGCGGGAACCTCGGGCTTCTCCTACACCGTGGCGAACTCGGGCTCGACACCACTCGTCGACCAGGGAGCATTCTACCTCTCGGGCGGAAACCAGTTGAATTACGTTACCGGGGCGCCCGGCAGCGGACAATACAACTGGAATCCTTCCACCGGGGTCTATGTCTTCGCCACCGCGGATGCTGGGTCTGCCTTCTGCGTGAACTACACATATCACGTTTCATCCGGGTTCAACATCGCGATCGGCAATCCGTTCATGGGGACAACTCCCCAGTTCGCTGCGACCTTGTTCCAGCAGTTCGAGGGGAATCAGGTCGTGTTGGTCCTGAACAAATGCGTTTCGAGCCGGCTCACGTTCCCGACTCGGATCGACGACTACGTGCTTCAGGACATCGACTTCTCGGCATTCGCAGACGCGAGCGGCAACGTCGGCACCTGGAACACCAGCAACTAAGTC